CCAAATTTTACTCTCTTTGCATTGCATACCGTATAGTAATAGACACAATGTCCTACAAGATTGGTGAGCTTGAGAGAATTATCACGCGCAAAAACACCCTCCCCAAGGACAGCGGAAGTCAGACTGGGCTGTTCCATCGACTGCTCCTAGAGCATTACTCTGGTGCCTCGAACGTATGGTTCTTTTGTGCAACTGGGTTTACACCCAATACAAATGGCACAACCTGGATTGTATTGACGAGTCACCCAACCGATGGTGGAGAAAAGGTACCTTTGAAATGGAAGTATGAAGTGAGCCCCGGATTGCCAGTCAGAAGGGTACTTGCCCAGGAGGGTACAGCAGTAAGAGGCCCGAAAGGAGCCTATTTAGTCAAAGGGGACATGCATCTCTGTTCAACTACCTTCTACACTAGAAGGGAAGCGAAGTACTGGCTCTGTGCGCCATCCCCAAAGTTTCCACATTGGACCAAGAGATCAGCGTTGGTGACCAGCACTCGACCACTGACTGAGTTGAGCAGGGTTGCCACATACCTAGAGGCTATAAGTAAGGGTGCAACTGATGTCAATGAATCGTGGTGTTCCTACCACAGAGTTGGGTTAGTGCCAATCCCTAAAGGAATCACGTTTGAACTCTAATTACCCAGCTGTTTCGTTGTCTTATTGGGGAGGCCTTTCTAAGTTAACTAATTACTTTTGAAAGCAGGGATAATTGGTCTGAGAGCTTCTTATGGTACTCAGTACCGTTCACTAAGGATGGTAGCATGAGAGAAAGATTTGC